TTGGCGTTCGGCGTGTTGGTGCTCGATATGGGTGCGTTGATCGACGCATGTCGCCGTGAGGTTGGATCGGTAGGCGCGGTTGCGGAGCGGCTCGGTGTGGCTCCGGGGCGGGTTTCTGAGTTGCGGGCGGGGCGTCGTAAGCCTAGGTCCTCGGAGATTTTGCTGATGGCTGAGATGGCCGGGCTTTCGCCGTTGATGACATTGGTGGAGGTTCAGATTGCGCTGGGTGGTCGGCACGTTGAAGTTTGGGAGCGCGTGCGTGCGCGGTTAATCGATGCTGGGCGAGTGGACTTGTAAGCGCGGCTGTCGCGTTGATGGGTGAATGTGACGGGAGCGAACGGGGAAATGGTCACGAGCGAACAAGAGCGTTTGAGCTATGCGCTGGCGAAGCAGGTTCCGGCGATGGCGGGCGGTTTTAGCATCTACACGTCGTACGGTGATATCGAGATCGATGCGGACGATGCAGAACGGATTGCGGAAGCGGTGCGGGTAGTTCTGCGTCGGCGGTTGCGGTCGCTAGATGTGTCGTCGCGCGAATCGGGGCGAAAGATTGGTGCTATTGCGGGGGTGTAATGCCGAACTACAACGTCTATGCGTATACGCCTCATGCGCATGCGCGCGTCGCTACGGTGAAGGTGCGCGTTCGCGATGGGCAATCGGCGAGAGAGAAGGCGTGTGCAGAGCTGCAACGCGAGGGCCGTGAGCCTGCATTTTTAACGCTGGTGCCGGTGCAGGTCGGTCGGCAGGCGAATCCGTTCCGAGTGTGACATGGCGAAGTGTCCACGGGATCGAGTCACGCCCGATATGTTCGGTGATGACGAGGCGCGTTGTGGCCGGGTGATGCCGCTTGATGTGCGTCGGCGTGATGTGAGTTCGCTATCGGATGAAATAGTTAGTGAGTTGTGCCCATGGTGTGGTGTCGACCGTGCGTTCAGTTGCGGTGCGTGTAGCGATGTGAGGGTAGTTAAGCGGTAGGTGTTGTGTTGCCGAGTGAAATTAATTGAACAGACTACGCTTAGTAGTCCTAAACGAATGGAGTCAAAGATGGCTACGGAAAAAATTCGCGTGTTGAAGATTGACCATGAGGAAATCACAAGCAAAAAGACTGGTGCAAAGCGTCCGATGCGCGTGCTGCACTGCTTCGTGGAGCAGCAGTATCAGAGTGCCGAGACCGGCGAACTGGTCGACGGGTCGTTCGTTGCTAAGACGACGCTGTTCGATGAGTCGGTGCAGGTTGAGAAGGGCGAGGAGTACATCGTCCAGTTCCGGTTGGGGGAAGGGTACGGCCAGGATGCGGGGCGTATGGTCCCTCGTATTGTCGCTTGGACGCCTATCAACAAAGGCCGTCCAGTTGCAAAGGCTGGCACTGGTGTTGGCGCGGCCGGCGCTGCGTGATGGTCAGCCTTCCACTTGATTCGCTAGATCGGATCGGCGAGCAGTTGGCGTTGCTGAACATACTGGTTTCGACGTACTTGGTTTGCAAGGGGGTTGGTTATGCGGCGCGGGTTTTGATGCGACGTGACCCTCCGAAACGGGAGTCGATTCGTTCGAGAGTGGCCCGCTCGAACGAATCCTAATAGGTGGGCCAATCAGGGAGTAGAAAAACATGGAAAAGCTTCAACGTGTGAAGGGTTGCGTTCGCGCGGTCGCGATTGCGGCTGTGGCAGCTGTCGGTAGCGTGTCGGCGTTCGCGCAGTCCAGCGGATCCACAACTCCGGCGTTCAGCGATACGGCGATTCTGGCCAGCATCAACGGTGTGGCGCCGGTCATCCTCGATGTGGGCGGTGCTGTGTTGGCCATCGTGGTTATGGTGTTCGGCTTCAAGGTGGTGAAGGGTTTCGTCAGTCGTTGATGGGGCCGACCCGTTAGCGTATTTGGGGCGCTCTGTTGTCTGGGGCGCCCTTTTTTTGATGCGGGGTGTCGGATGGCTGATGCGTTCGTCGTTTGTGACTTTCCTGCCAGTGGCGTGACGGTGCCTCAGGGGTATCAGGAGACTTTCCCGTTCACGTATTCGGGCAGGACGTACCAGCAGATCGTGACTTTGGGCGCGGCACAGGGTTGCCAGAGTGATGGAAACGGCAACATGGCCTATTTGATGGTGAAGGGTGTAGGCGCGAGTGATCAGCCGGTTCTGGGTGGTGAGATGGTTGGTCTGGATATCGGCGGGGCTGTGCTGCTTGCTATGGCGATCGCATTCGGTTTTCGTTCGTTGAGGCGGATGTTGGAGTCGTCCGGGGAGAGCTAGCAATGACGTGGTTCTATGAGTGCGTCGGTATTGTCGTCGCGACGTGTTACGCAGTTGGGCTCATTCTTTTTCTCTGATCATGTTCAAACGCACCGTAGTTATCGTGTTTGCGTTGTGCTCAATGCTGTTCTTACAGAATCGGGCGTATGCGCAAGTGGCGACGTTGGGCCCAGCATTCACCGGTGGCCTGAATACCGAAATCGCCGCTGCGGTTGCGGCGAACCTTGCGCGTCGAGGTGTTGTGGTGGGCGCTGCTGCGCTGGCGGCTACGATGAGTGGGCTAAGTACGGCTGCCGAGGTTGCAACTGCGGCCGGTGCCGGAATTATGGCAGTCGGAACATCGCCAGTTTGGGGTTCGGTGGCGCTTGGTGTAGGGGCGTTGGCCGCTGTTGGCGGCGTAGCGTGGGGGACGTACAAGCTTTTGCAAAACAATGCGTCTTCGGGTACGACACCGGATGGGCAACCTATGCCGGCTTCGATCACGTTGCAGGTTCAGACATCGAGCGGTTCAGGGTCATCGGGTGGTGGCGTTTACTACGTCTTGCCAAGCTGTACCAGCAGTTGTCCGCAAGGCTTGTCGCTGTTGCCGAATTCGTTGCCATACTACTCTGGTTGGAGTTTGGACAAGCCGGCGATCTCGAGTGCGGTGTTGGCAGGTAGTAGCGGGGCTGACCTTGCAAATCAAGAGGCTGCAGCTTTAGCGCGATGGTTATGTGGCATTTCAACGATCTACCAGGGGTGCAGCCCGAGCATCGTCTTTGCCGGTACGTCTGCTTCTGTAGAGCCGTTGCCTTATACGTTGACGGTGAGCTACAACGTTTATAGCGGCGGTGCGTCGTCCCTGCCTGTTGCGTCGACTTATACCATGCCGAGTTCGGCGACGAAGAACCCCGCGTACGTGAATCCGAATCTGACGGGGACGCTTACGACGATTGCACCGAATATAACGTCGGGCATGCTTCCCATGCCGTTGCCGGTTCCGCTGGTCGCTGCAATGGCAAATCAGCTTTGGCAAGACGCGTCGGCCGCTCCAGGTTATGCAGGTATCCCGTATTCGGCGACAGCACCGATTAGTGCGGCCGATATCGCTGCATCCCCGGTTCAAGCAACGTTTAATGACTTGGTGAATGCGACGCCCGCACAAGTGGGTGCGTCAACGATTCCGTTCAGTACAACGGGCACGTATTCAACGTCGGCGGGTTCGACTACGTCGAGCGGTGGCACGACCATCGATGACATGTGTGTGAACAATCCCAATTCGGTAGCGTGTTCGACGCTTGGGTCGGCTCCGTCTGCGCCTACTCTTCCGGCTAGTTCTGTCCAGGTGCCGATGACGCCGTGGTCGGTTGGGCCCAGCTCGGGTACTTGTCCGGCCGATAAGACGGTGAACGTGTTCGGTCAACAGTTGAGCTTCTCTTTCAGCCCAGTGTGCAAGTTCGCGCAGGGCGTGCAACCGATCGTCTTGGTGCTATGCGCATTGGCTGCGGCGCTCATTGTCGTTGCTGGTATTTAACTCGGAGGTCGTGATGCCTTTCGCGACGTTTTTGCTGTCGATGGTCCAGCCCATTTTGTTCCAAGCGCTTGTCGCACTCGGCGTAGGGGTGCTGACGGTTTCAGGTATCGACTTGGCGGTGAACCAGTGTCAGTCATGGTTGAACACAGCGGTTGGGGGTATTCCTGCCGATATGTCGAACGTGCTGGCAATGGCCGGTGTGTTTCAGGGCATGGCGTATATCGGCGGCGCTATCAGCGCTAGGGTCGCGATGGCTGGCGCGTCGAGCTTTAAGAAGTTCTTCCTGCAATGACGATTTCGCTCGTAACGGGGACGCCGGGGAGCGGTAAGACGCTTTACGCGGTGTGGCATTTGCAAAAGGAGATCAAAGCCGGTCGTCGCATTGTGGTGAACGGCATCAGGGACCTCGCAATCGAGCATGAAATGGTGGACGACGCGTGGGTGCGAGATTGGCATAACCGTGCGCAGCAGAATGACTTGATCGTAGTCGATGAGGTGCAACGTATTTGGCCGCCGGTCGCGATGGGGAGCAAGCCGAGCGAGGATATTGAGAAGCTGCATGTGCATCGACACATGGGCATCGATTTCGTTGTGATCACGCAGCATCCGCAGCGACTGAACAAGACGATTCGAGATCTCGTTGGGCGTCATGTTCATGTGCGTCGGTTGTTTGGTATGCGTCGCGCGATGCTCTACGAATGGGACCATTGCCATAACCCAAACGCGGGGTTTCGGGATGCGGTTAAAACGGTATGGAACTATCCACGCAAGGTGTTCGATCTGTACACCAGCGCGGAGGTCCACACGAAGCAAAAGGCGGTCATACCTAAAGCGTTGTTCATTTTGCCGGTGGCGGTGTTGGTCGCGGTGGCGCTTGGGTGGTTGGGCTACAAGGGTGTTCGTGGTGGGTTCGGTGCTCGCACGGGTAGCCATGCGGAGGGAGTATCTGGAGGCTCCGCCTCTTCTGGCGGTTCCGGTGATGCGAGCGGTGCTCTGGGTGTGGGGTCGATGACGTGGCGGGTGGTCGGGGAGTATTCGATCGGTACTACGGGCTACGTGTTGCTTGCGTCGTCGGATGGTCGGGCGCGTAGCGTGGTGAATGAGTCGTTTCGTGGCGAATCGCTGCGCGTTGAGGGTGTGGTCGACGGTCAGCGGGTTGCGACGTGGACGGGTGGCCATGGTCAAGTTCCGGTGGCCGCAATGGGGGCGCGTCAATGATGTGGATCCGGTTTGGTTTGTTGATTGTGATGGGGTGCTCCTCTTGGTTCGCGGCCGCTGCTGCGGAGCAAGTGCCGCCGATTCCGGTGTTGCCGTCATTGGCATCACGCCCTGCCGTGTTGCCGCCTGGCACTTCCGCTCCGATCGCTCTGGCGTCGAGCGTTCCGGTTCCGTTGCCGAGTGGAATGCCGTCGTTGGCACCATTACCGCGTGTGAAGGGCTCTGCGTTCGATCTGCGGTTCGTGAACGTCGGTCAGCTTGTCGACCTGTTGTACGGCGATGTGATGCGCGTGCCGCACGTTATCGATTCGGATGTGCTGGCCGACACGCGTCAGGTTTCGTTTCAGTACGACGACAAAAAGGGCGATCTGCGCGAGTTCGTAAAGGTGTTCCTTGATTCGATGGGGTTTGCAGTGCAAACGCGTGACGGCGTGGACTTCATCACGCGCAAGCCGGCGGACCAGACGAAACCGGAGCTGGAAACGTTGGTGTATCACCCGAAGTTCCGTACTGCTGAGTATTTGTCGAATGCGGTGCAGCCTTTGATTAGCGGACGTGTGGCCATGTCTTCTTCGCTCGCTAGCGCGTCGATCCCTGCGGCTCCCTCTTCTGCGTCCGGTGTTGCGGCGCCAAGTGGGATGGCTCCGTCGTCGTCGAGCTCGTCTTTGCCGCGGGGCGGTGTGTCCGCATCGGATGACTTTGTGTTTGCAGGGACGGCTGCGGATGTACGTTTGTTGAAGGCGCTGCTGCCGCAACTGGATACCGCGCCGGGCGAGGTCGTGGTGCGGGGGTGGGTGTATGAGGTGTCTAACACCGATGCGAAGAACAATGCGTTTTCGATTGCGGCGCAAGTGTTCGGCGCGAAGGTGGGCATATCTAACGGGTCTACGGCCTCGGATGGTTCGGCGCTGACGTTTTCGTCGCATCTGCTCGATGTGGCGGTGTCGGCTCTTGATGCAGATACGCGGTTTAAAGAGATCAGCGATCCTCATGTGCGAGTCGTATCAGGTCAACGTGTGAGCCTAAACGTGGGCGCGCGGGTGCCAACGCTCGGGAGCGTGAGTTACCAAGGCCAAGCTGGAACGGCTGTGCAGTCGGTCGATTACCAAGACGCGGGCGTCATCTTTTCGGTTCAGCCCGTGGTCCTAGGGGATGTGATCCAGTTGCAGTTGCAAGAACAGATCTCGAGCTTCGTGCCGACAACATCAGGCGTCAACGGTTCGCCGACGAAGAACACGCGGCAGATGGATACGACCGTAAGCCTGAAGGATGGAGAAGTCGTTGTGCTTGGTGGGCTGGTGCAGGACTCCGAATCTGTTTCGAATAACCATGAGTGGTGGTTGCCACATTTCCTCGACGGTAGCGGCGGATCAAAGGGGCGTACTGAGGTGCTGCTTGTGCTTCAAGTTCAGAAGGTATGAACGGGTCAGCGGCTTACGGTTTTGAGCAGGCCTTGCAGCAAGTGGCCGTCGTAGTCCATGACGCGGGCGACTAGGCTTCGCATGTTGCGGCAGACAAACTGCCGGCCGTCGGGCCGCGTCCAGGTGAAGTAGTTGCCCTTGCGGATGAGCGGGCGAATGTACAGGCGTAGCTTGAGTTGCCGCCAAGGCGCGAGCGGTAGGAGGCGTCGAACGCAGGCGCGGCGCTTGGGTTTGGCGAACCAAAGCGGGGCGGTCGCTATGCCGCCGATGAGAAGCAAAGAGAGCTGAGTCATGGTCGTGCGCTCCGTGGGGTTGAGGCTGCCGGGCCGTTAGATTCGAGAGCCCGGCCAAACCGGTTTTTCTCGCACAGGCGTTGCGTTTGTGCTTGCCGCCAGTCCGCTGAGTTCTTTCGCCCGTTGCCGAGGTAGAGCGCGGCCGAACGCGGGTCAAGGGGGAGGGTTTGTAAAAGTCGCGCGGTTCGACTTTTACGGATACCCCCTTGAAGGCGCGCAGCGCCGGCCAGCGAGCGGACGTGCTCTACCGTGCCCGGCAATGGCGAAGAAGTCGGCGGACTGGTGGCAAGCAAGCGATGGCGGTAGGGGCGAGAAAAACGCCGCGCGGCGAGCGCCTATAGCGCGTAGCGCTCCGTCTAGGGTGTGTTGTTGTGATTGCGTCGCGTTGGACAGCAGAGAACGAACGTGGAGCGGCCGGCCGATGGTGTTGAAGGCGCGAGTAGGGCGCGAGCGGGCGCGGGCCTCCAGCGAGCCGCAGGCCGCAGAGGCCGGCGCGCGCAGCGCGCCTAAACTTGTACCTCTAACACTTAACGGAAATGGGCCGCAGCAGGGCGCTAGCAGCAAGCGCGGTAAGGCGTGATGAAAAGAAAAACCCGGCGATCGTTCGCAGCGATCCCGGGCGGTGACCAACATCGGATAAGGACCTATCCAACGTGAGTGAATCTATTGTAGTCGATCTCGGGGACCCGTACGGCGATGGGCTGATGCAGTTCTCGCCGTTCAGCGATGAGTACATCATCCGGACACAGAAGTTTGCTGATGGTCAGCAGGAGGTGGTGTCGTTTAGTACGGCGGTGCGGCGTCACTTTCAGGAGATTCGATTGCGGCCTCGGGGTGCGCGTGGGAAGCGGGAGCGGTTGGAGGGTGAGAGTGACGATGATTTGTCGGCGAAGGCGTCGAAGTCGCTACGGACGTCGATAGAGCGCTCGAAGCGGATGATTCGCAAGCGCTGTAAGGCGATTCGGGCGGACCGGATGCTGACGTTTTCCACGCGGTCCAATGAGACACGTCTCGACGTTTGGGCGAAGTGGTGGGATGCGTTCCGGCGTAGGCTGAATGCGTTGCAGGATTTTCATTACGTGGCGGTGCTGGAGCGACAAAAGCGCGGTGCTTGGCACATCCATGTGGCGGTGAGTGGTCGACAAAACTGGCGTCTGCTCCGGTCGATCTGGCTATCGGTCCTTAGTAAGGCAGGGACGGACGGCGCGGTGAATGACAGCATTAGCAATGGCAAGAAACATTGCTTGTTTCGGCAGATCGGAGGGAAAGGGCGCGGTATGCGTCATCGAATCGCCACGTACATCGCTAAGTACGTCGGTAAGGACGCCGACGCGTCGACGTTCAATAAGAAGCGCTACTGGACTAGCAGGGGGATTGTTGTGCCGGAGGTGGTGACGTATGCGCATCTTGGCCCGGAGTCCAGGGCGGGGGATGCGGTGGCGGCGGCGTTCGATTGCGTTGACACGGGAGGGGCTAGCCTTGCTGATGCACAGGTCTTCTGGAACCACGGGATCGGGGTTTTATGGATGGCGACCGGAAATACCGATTAGCAGCGCTGTAGGTCAACTGTAAGTGGCATCTGAAATCTTTTGTAAATATGTAAGTAACCTGTTAATTGACGGCGATGCTTAATTGGGAACATGCGTGCTCTTCTGGGTGAATTGAGGCGTTATGGGTCCGATCACGTTGATAGTGGCTGCGCTGTTTGTGTTGTTTCTTGCGATACCTAAGTCAGGTAAGACGGGCGGGGACGAACCGGAGCGCGAGCCGGGAGCGGAAGCGGCGCGCGTCAGTGGCGGCAAGCCAGGGTCGCCTTATTTCCGGCGGCAATTGATGACTGCGCGAGAGAAAGAGTTTCTGAGTGTTTTTCGTGCTGCCGTGCCCGAGGCTGTGGTGCATTCGCAAGTAGCGATGGCTGCACTTATTGATGTGCGAGGAAGGCGGTCTGCTCGAAACCGATTTGATCGGAAGATTTTCGATTTCGTTATTTGTTCGCATGACGCGGACGTGCTTTACGTGATCGAGTTGGATGATAGGTCGCATTTGACGGATGCCGCGCGGTATCGCGACTCGGTTAAAGATGACGTTGCGGCAGGGGCGGGGCTTCCGCTTGTTCGTTATTGCAGCGTCCGTGTTCCTGCGGACGTGCTGAGATCGGATTTTCAGCGGTTGGGGGGTGGACCTGTGAATCAAATCACGACCGGCGAAGGGCGCGTTGTGGGGGAAGAATGCGTTTCGAAGAGGTCATAGGCATCTATATGTCGGCGTCTGGGCATCGTTGTAAGCAGCGCGATCATTATTCGCTGAAACATTTGAGTCCGCATTTTTCGGGCGTTGAAGTATCGAAATTGAAACGGGCGGATGTTCGGCGGTACGTGTCGGCGAGACTGAGTGATGGCGTTAAAGAGTCGACGGTTAAGCGCGAATTGAAGCTATTTTCGGCTGCGCTTAATTTCGTGCGGCTTGAGTATGACCGTCCCGAGCTTGGAAACCCAGTTCAGAGCTTAGGCCTTGGTGGTGACGATTCAAGAATTCGTTGGATTACGCGTGAGCAGGCGTCGGTGCTGGTTGCTGAAGCTGGGCGATTTGCGCTTCGTCCGCATTTGTCGAATTTTGTCCGATTGGGCTTGAATACCGGGTGCCGCAAGTCGGAGCTTCTAAAGCTAGAGTGGTCGCGGGTTGATTTCGAACGTGAGTGCTTTATGTTGGATCGGGTGCATACAAAAAACGGAAAGCGGCGCTTGGTTCCGTTGAATGCTGCGGCGATGTCCGCGTTGCTCGAGCAACGCGATTGGGTGAGTCGCTATGTCCCTGGCGCACGGTGGGTGTTTGCTGTTCGGTTCGATGTACCTGTAGGCACGTTGCAGAAGGGCTTTGCTGCCGCATGTTTGCGGGCGGGAATTGAGGATTTCCGGATCCACGATCTGAGGCATACCTTTGCGTCGTGGCTGGTGATGCGGGGAGTTTCGTTGTATGTCGTCAGGGACCTGCTCGGGCATTCGTCCATTGCTGTGACGGAGCGCTACGCGCACCTATCGCCCGATCAAGGGCGTGGGGCGGTGCAAGGCATCCTCCCTTTTTAGTAGCGGATTTGCTAACATATGACGTGGACAGTCACGTATTACAACGAGCGCGTGAAGCGCGACGTGTTGAGCTTCCCTGTAGGTATCTTGGCCGGTTATCGGCGCTTGGTTGCGGTGATGCTTGAGCACGGGCCAGATTTGGGGATGCCGTATTCGCGCGCTATGGGTGCGGGGTTGTTTGAGTTACGCCCGCACGGACGGGAGGGCATTGGTCGAGTGTTTTACTGTACGTGCTCGGGTTCAACGGTGGTCATCCTGCATAGCTTCGTTAAGAAGTCGCAGCGCACGCCGGATGATGAGTTGCAGGTGGCGCGGCGGCGTTTAAGGGAGGTGCTGCATTGTGGGTAAAGCCAGACGAGAGCGGGAGTTGATAGACCGCTATGAGCCCGTTGCGCATACGCGTGAGGATGATGTTCGTCTGTTCGCCGATGCGAAATTTAAGGCAGCTTACGATGCGTTGGAGGACGAATACGCGGCGCTAGGTGCTCTGTTGGCCGCTCGTCGGTCGGCGGGGTTGACGCAAGCTGAGGTTGCTGAACGGATGGGGACGACGGCTTCTGCGGTATCGAGGTTGGAGGGATCGTTGTCAAGCGAGAAACATTCGCCGTCCGTCGCCACGCTGCGGAAGTATGCGGCTGCGTGCGGAAAGAAGCTGGTGATCGGGTTTGCCTAAGATGAGGGCTATCAGTCGCTTGAATGCCGACAATAGGGATGGGTTCGCGTGCTGCCCTCCGAAGGCAAGGGTTGCTGGTTCGACCATAGCCGGCGCGCCACGGCTGATATGGATTCCGGCGGTTTTTCTGCATTCTATGTTTTGACAAGGGCAGCCAAAGTACACCTGTCATCACGTCTTTCCCGCCTGTTGGTGGCCGGCGCACCTGACGCCTCTGCGATCTACTTCAAACCGCAACGTGCTTGCGTCGACACTTGAGGTTGCTCCGCTTCGGCGATGGACCAGAAATCGTCGGCGAGACGACGGACCGACGCGTGCGTGAAAATTTTCCGAAGCGAACCAGGCCAAGATGTTGAAACGCGTTGCAACCAAGGCCTCTTGTTGAACGCACATTCGCGGCTTTCCCGTTCCGCTCGAAGGGAGGGACGAGCTGAATGTCCACAGCATGTCCGTAATCGAATGCATTATCGACTTAATGTCCGCGATTACGGACTTGGCCTCATGGCCACAGATGCTGTACTGTCTGCAATCGCGGACACAAACAGCGTTGTGGCTGTAATTACGGACATGAAGCGCGACGAAACCCCTTTGCTTTCGCCCGCCAGATTGATGGAAGCGCGCGAGCTTGGCGAAAAGCTGGCTCGGCTGCGGAAGGCACGACGTCTGCGTCAGGCCGACGCCGCCGCACGCGCCGGGATGGCGCGCTCCACGGCTGCGCTCATCGAAAAAGGCGACTTGAGTCGTACGCAGGCGCAGATTCTGCGCTATTTGGAGGCCATCGCTCCCGGCGTTACGCTCTTGAACTTGCTGCAGGAGTCCGACTCATCCCTTGCAGCGCTGAGGGCCCGCGAACTCACCCAACGCGTACGGCAGCTAAGTAAGGCCGAGCTTGAGGAGTTGGATTTCTGA